GACGCATTACATTATCGAAGTTCTTCTCTGCTTCAGGGTGAATCCTAATGAAATCACTACTCCCCTGCTTTGCACCATCTGTAGGTTCTCCTCTCCATGATGGATAGTAGAACTCTGGTTCAAACGAAACATAACGGCGAGAGATTTCATTCTCCACGAAACCTTGTTTGTGCTTGAACATTTGTGTGCGAATCGACACAGGCGCCTTCACACGCAGAGTGATCTGCGGATGGGCGAAAGGCGTCCAGTGTTGATGAGTCGCCAGATACTTCAGCAACTTCGCATCTCGTTCACCCAACTTCTGCACATCCTCTTGGTGGTACGAGGATCCACTCTCACGCAGTCTTTCCACTGCTTCCTCATCGATCTCCCACTCGGTATCCTTTGAGAACGAAACCCGTGCGGCGTTACACACCGTTAGATCCGAACCCATGTGATCTACCAGATCAACGAAACCTTTATCTAATACTTTTTCTTGCATACTATACTTTTCTCCATCGATTAAGTCTCATTGTTGCTTCTAGTCCTGAAACCGCATTGTCATCCATGATCTTTTTGATTTCCTTTGGTGACATTCGGTACACCATGTCGTTGATATCCTTGTCCTTGATACCATTCGGCCAAATACACACTGTCTTTCCCTGCTTGATCAGGTTCTCATTGAACTTCACAATCTGAGGATTGCGTGGTTCGTTGTCAAGAACATAAACCATATCAGTGTTTGCAAAACGAGCAGGTTCGTTCTGAACTGATGCTGCACCCACCATCGCTACCGTGTTGTCGATGAAGAGACTGTCCAATGGACCCTCTACCACATACACACGCTTCTTTGGGTTTGCACGCCACATACCATACCAAAGTCGTTCGATAGACTTGTCCGACTTCACGGTGATGTAGCGTAGTGTAGTGCGAGCGTTGTACTCATCTTTCATCGACAACGATCGACCCTGAACTGCAACTACATTATCCTTCTTGTCAAAGAATGGAATAACAAGTCGTGGTTCTTGATGTGTCAATTCTCTCAGAGGTAATTCTGGATCAACCTGCCGCATATACTTCTGGAAGTTGTCACTATAATATAACACACCCCAGAACTTCTTTGGAATACGGCGCATCTCCACGAACTGTCGGCAGATGTGATCTTCAGGAAGATCCTTGACGCACTTCAGTGGTTTGAGCAGATCATCTTTCGGTTTGAACTTTGGAGGGGACATCTTGAACATGTCTTCTACTTTCGGTTTTTTATAATTAGATTTTCCATTATGACCATCTTTCCATCTTTCCATCTGATATTCTTTAACGAGAGCGGGAGAGACATTTTCTAAGAATCTATACAGAGAATGACCAGCACCGCAATTATGACACTTATAAAAATAATCACTACCTTTTTGGTAAAAAAATCCACGGGCTTTGTTTTTATTCTTTTGCGAATCTCCGCAAATTGGACACCTACAATTTGCTAAAGTATCTGATTTCCATTTAAATTTATCCAAATGAATAGAAGCCATGTTAATGAATTTTTTATCTATATAAACCGTCATCAGAATTTCCAATCATCAACACTTGCCACTTTTGCAAACTTTTCTTGCATTTCAGTCTTCATGTCTTGTCCAGCGTCAACTAAAGTTTGCTGTGAAGAATCAACATCACTAAATTTCATCTTCGATCGATTGAGTCCAAGAATAAACTTCTTGTTAACCGCAGCATCATTATACCTGTTCTTTAATTGTTTTACAAGTATTTGACTCAATTCTTCTAGTTCTTCGGTTGAAATTAATGCAAACATGAAGTCTGCTGTTTGCGGAAGTCCGAAAGACTCACTTGTATCTTCAAGCCCCATATCACTGTTAGAGAAACCTCCACGATTAACTTGAGTTGCTGTGAATAGAGGAACATTATTTTCGACCGCTAACCCTCTCAGTTCTTCTGCAATTGATTTTACTAGAAAATAAGAACCAATATTTCCACCTTTCAACCTAGCAGATGCACAAATATTTAGGTAATCAACAAATATAACATCAGGAACAAAACTCTTTTTCAATTTAAGTTCTTCTAAGAGAGAACGAAAGTGGTTTGCAGTTGCTGTTGCTGTAGGGTATTCTTTAATAATAAGTTTACCTTTTACAGTTTCTTTAAGATTCTCAATCTTTTTGTCATATCTTTCTTTGCCCAACAATTTAAGATCGCCGATTTCTGTGTCGAGAAGATTTGCATCAATTCGTTCTGCAATTCTTTCTTCTGCCATCTCACATGTTATGTAAAGAACATTATTGTTTTGTGATAAACAATGAGCGGCATGGTGACATAGCCACATAGACTTACCGACACCCGTTCCAGCCATAACTACATTAAGAGTTTTGGTGGGAGTTCCACCACTAGTAATGTCATTGAAGAATTCTAAGTCAAACGGAATTTTCTTTTCTGTTTTGTTATAAAATTCAAATCGACTTTCAGAATCTTCAATGTAATCATGCCCGATATGCGTGTCAAAAGATACAGATAGAGCATCTGAAAGAATAGTCGGAATAGATCCTTCTGTTTTTTCTTTCGACTTTCCATCTATAATTTGAATCGATTCCATGATTGCATTATAAACTGCTTTATCTTTACAAAACTCTTCAGTTTCATCTCTCAACCATTCTTGATTGAGAGACTCGTCATTATGAAAAGAGTCAAGATATTCAAGACTTGTCTGAAATTCACTTTCATTTAAGTCTTTTCTTTTATTCAATTGAATATTGATTGCATCCTTTGTTGGGGATGCAGAATATTTTTCATAGAAAGAATTTATCTCCGAGAAAATTAATCTGTCAATTTTACCATGAAAATATTCCTCCTTAAGAAACGGAATAATTTTTTTCGCAAAATCAAAATTATGAATTAAGTTTTCTAGAATTATTTTTTCTGTGAACACACAATCACTCACTGGAAGTTTCCTCTTCAATCTCATCAGATCCATACATGAATTCTTTAGATGCTACATTTTCAATTTGTTTCATCATATCGTCAGTGAAGAATTTTTCAGGATCTCTGTAAACAGCCTTTTCAAAAGCCTTTGTTCCATCGGGAAATTCGTATCGTGTTGAAACCTTCTTAACTATACCATACTTCTCTGCTAAAGTCAAGAGTCCATAATACGGATGAAGTCCAGTATCATAATTAAGCATCACATCAACCATCGCATTTTCTTTTGTAAGCCTAGACTTATAATTCTTACAATGGATAATGTTACCGATGACATCGGTTCCCTCTTTAACTTTCTTCTTGGAAAGAAATACAATAGTCGAAGCGGCATATTTAAGCCCTGCACCGCCACTCATTTGCTTCGTAGGAAACATAGATCCAACCTGATCATAAGTATGATTTGTCATAATCATTGGGATACCTGCATCTCCCAACTTCAAAGTAAGAACACGGAAAGTAGCCTTAATAACCTGAGCGCGAGTCATGTCTCTGGTAGTCTTTCCTTCAGCAGTGTCTGTCATTTCTTTCTCGGTAGAAAGCATCCCCAGAGAATCCAGTACAATCATCATAGGCTTTTGTTCGCTCTTTGGCATCTCCTTATACTTGTCCACAATTTTAATTGCTTGATGACGAAAAGATTCCACGGTTGAAACAGGCATAACAGCAACTCGCTTAGGATCGATTCCTCGTCCTTTAATCATATCGGAAGTTACTGCTTGCTCTGAATCAAAATACAGAACTACACCATCAGGACGATCTCGTAGGAATTTAGCAACAATCCCTAGAGTAAAATATGTTTTCCCTGTTGCAGACTCTCCTGCGATAGCGATAATCTTATTATCAGGAATACCACCATAAAGAGATCCACTCAAGATTGCATTAAAAATATAACATCCAGTATCCACAAACCCGCTAATGTCAGCACCCGCTAGTCCATTATCAACAACACTTGCGTACTTATTTCCACTCTCTTTAATCAAATCATTAAGCATTAATTTCTCCGTAAGTCTTTCCGATCTTTCTTTTTAATTTTTCCGAAATTTTCTTTCGGTGCAAAAGATCATTATATGTTTCTAAATCTGTTTTGCTGTCTTTAATTCTAGCAGAAACATTTCTCTCTGTCAACAAACATTCTTTATTTAAAAGATAGTAAAGAAGTTGGGTTTCCTCTAAACTAAAATTAAATTTCATATTTTCTTCATTCATAGTATTATCCGAAAAAACTTTCTAGTGTTGATTTCTTTTCGTATTCCCATCCAACCGCTTTCAGTATGGTGGACAAGGGATCAAGAAAACTAGTTTGCAATTGTTTATCATAATCAATGTAAGATTCCAATTTCAACTCCTTTGGTATTCCGTTCGGGAAAGATAGAACATGATCTTTCCCGTAAGATCCCGCAAGTGGATTCGGTGTTTTAAGATATATGAATTTAATTTTATCACCATCGACAATTGCTTTATACTTTCTTCCAAGTTTCATCTTCTTGATATAGTGATTATATATCAAAGCACCTTTGACTGCAATGGGCGTTCCCTTTGCATATATTTGAGTGCTGTCGTTATACTTCTTAACATTCGAAACACCACGAGGAAAAGCAATGTCTTCCGGCTCAAGCGATTCAAATTTAGTCTTGAATTTTTTAACAGCAACCTGAATTTCTTCCTCGTTTCCGTTCATTACAATCTTAATCATTTCTTTTAGGCTGTCACGAACAACCTGTGGAGTTGATGATCTGGAAGTTTCAATTCCCATAATTTTTACTTTAGGTTCTGCATATCTCACACCTTCAGAATCAAACACATTTAACATGTATCTTTTCTGTGCGGTCCAAACTCCAGTCGAAGCAATAACTTCTCTTTTCATTATCATTTTGTTTGAGTAAGCATTCATTATCTTTGCTAATTCATCGTATCTTTTTTCGATGTAAGGTTCTAACACCTTCGTAGAAACTTTATCAAGATAGTTTACTATGTCGTCTTTAGATTTACCTTCGCAGTTCTTCTTGACTAACTTGTCAAGGCAAACATAAACACTGTCCGTATCTGAAGCAATAACATAATCTTCATCTGTCGTATTTAAAATTTCATTCAAAAAAGAGTTCAGTTTGTTTTCTATCCATCGAATACTTAACTGCCCAGAAAGAGTAATCGCTTCGGCCATTTCTACATCATAATATCGAAACCATTCGTTCCCGATAGCACCGTAAGCACTGTTCAACTGAATCTTGCGAACCATCTGGAAGTTGTTAAACTTTGCAATTTGAAAATCTAATTCTGAATTATCTGGATCTTTCTCTTTTTGCTTCTGGCACTCGATCATCTTCTTCTTATACATCTTTCGTTCAATGTACATCTTCTCCATAAGTTCTGCAAGAAATCCCTGCTTATCTCTCCGATATAGTGTGGAATTTGCAGCGATACAGTATCCCTGACTTTTCTTCTCGTTGATAAAATCCAGAGATGCTTCATCTTCTTTCAGCAGATCATCAAGATCAATAGATCTACGAGAAGAAATACCTTTTATCTTTGTGTCTGGACTGATGTTGTATTGCATGATCAGGTGAGGATACAGACTGTTCAAGTCAAAAGATACAATCCAATCATGCTTTCCCACGATAGGATTTTTGACATATGCTCCAGCATATTGAGTGTCTTTCTCTGAAAAGTTTTTCGGAGGAATAATAATATTCTTCTCGTGAAGATAATGAAAAATAATTTGATCCCATGTTTTAACCTGAGAAAATACATCCATCATATTTACTTTTGCCGAGTAAGTAAGTGCGACTACCAACTCAATCAATTTCATTTTCTTTTCGAGTTTGTGTACAAGTTCTACATCCTTGATGTTATACTCGATAAATTTCTGAAAGTCCTTTTTGTAAAACTCTGTGATGCTATCGAACTCAGCATAAGATAGTTTCTTTTGTCCAAGTTCAACGAAAGCAATGTGATCAAGTCTGTATGATTCTTGATTAGTATAAGTAAAAGTTTGATATAGTTCATAATAATCAAGAACTGATACACCGAGAGGTTCATACACTGTATGATCTCGATTCATTCTATGAACTACTCGTTCCTTAACATGACGCCAAGGAGAAAGCATCTTTGCTTTCGCTGAACCAATAACCGCAATGCTTCGATTGTATAGGTATGGAATATCAAAAAACCTTATGTTCCATCCAGTCACGATATCAGGAGAAGCTTCATCCCAGAAGCGATAAAACTCTTCTAGCAGTTCCCGTTCAGATGAAAGATTAAAAACTACTTCATTATTTTTTTTGCTCGAATATTGACCCAAAGCAAAAACATAGTAGGTTTCATTGATCGCAACCGTAATTGCAATCACTCTTTCATTTGGGTTTTGATAATTTGGGAAGCCCTTTTCTGCTTCAGTTTCAATATCAATATATGCAATGACAAGATCATCAATATCATATTCAACTTCACCAGAAAATTCTTGAGCGATGTAAGAATATGCATAATCAGTATTACCGTGAATTTCTAAACCTGCGGTGTTTCGATGTTCTTTGATAAATTTGTTAGTTTCGTAAATAGAACCAACACGGAATTCTTCCATATATCTTCCATCTAAACTTTTCCATTCAGTTTTCTTTTCTGTTGGGACATATAGAGTGGGGGTAAAAGGAACTTTCCTCTTAACCCTTCTGCCGTTCTCCATACCTCGATACAAGATGCTATCACCTCGCACCATCACATTTGTATAAAAACTTTTCTGCATTAAATCTCGCTTAAATCAAACCGAATGATGAAAAATTGATGTCTTATCTTCTACAAGAAGTTCGGGTTCAGTAAAAACCGTAGTTTCCTGATCCTTTTCACTGATATATGCAGAAAGAAGCACCATGTAATTTATTACATCCACTATTGTATCAGAAAAACTCTCATCTTCAACATGCATTTTTCCGGCATGAATAAACGAAGAAAGTCGGCTCATCTTGTCAGTGATACGAGTCATAAAACCCTGTTCGGTCGTACAAATACCCATTGACTCTACACGAGTGAAGTTTGCGAATGGTTCATTTCCTTCATGTCCAGCATAGTCTTTATTTTTAATAGACATAAGTTGCTGTGCAGATTTACATATTTCTGAGTGATACATTAAAAGTTCATCGCGTGTCATATTATACTCCTGTTGATCCAAATCCGCCGACGCGGTTGGTCTTTTGTGATTCTGGTGTTGCTTGTGTGTATGTAATATATCTAACTTGCCTAGCATATTCAATGATCTCCACCTGAGCGATACGATCGCCGTGGGTAATCTTGAACGGCGTGCTTGTGGTGTTGTGGAGTGGAATAAACACTTCATGACAATAGTCGGCGTCGATCACACCTTCTGCGTTAATCAGAGTCACACCATTCTTCACTGCAAGGCCTGATCGTGGATGCAGACGGGCAGAGAAACCCAGAGGAATATCCATTACCATACCAGTTGGAATCAAAGCACGGCACTTTGGGTTCAGAGTAAATGTACAGATTGGAACATCACTGTCAAACACGACATCAGGCATACTAGTATGTGGCTGGTTGTAACCGTCGTACCACTTGATCTCACGAATCAATGGTGCAACATCTTCGGGGGTGACAGGTCCGCGCAAGTGTGCATGGATGTCGTAACAAGCAGCCTCATGACTGCCAAGTTTAAGTTCAAGTGTATTAGCATACAACTTGTGGATCTTCATCGCTTCGGACATAGTATCTCCATAAAGTAAAAGTTATAACGAAATTATACTGTATATATTGAGAAAGTCAACATTATCCGTAGTATTTTACTACTACTTTACCGTCGGCTCCGCCGCCACCGGCGTTACCAATACCAAGTACTTGCTCACCTCTGGCACCACCGCCACCACCACCGGGAGATGTACCGTCTTGTGCGATAGTATTTGACGAATTTATACCGCCGTCTCCCCCGCCGCCGCCATTTGCTCCGTCACCACCATCAGCACCATCTGCACCGGAACCACCACCGGCGTCTCCATTATCACCATTGGTATTGGTATCTCCTCCACTGGCAACGCCACCCGAAGCACTGGCAAAAAAACCAGTCGATGCGACCGGTCCGTTTCCACCACCAGCAGTCAAACTAATCGGAGATGAAAGGGTAGTATCACCGCCGGCCGAACCGTTTGAATCTGAAACCGTTGCGCCCGAACTACTCATGGCAGGTCCACCACCACCACCGACTCCAACATTAAAAGTTAAGGTGTCACCTGATGTAAGTGATGATGATTGATATCTTTTCTTGAGATATGCACCACCACCGCCACCACCCTGTCCGTAGTAAATAACAGGTCTATTTCCTGTTTGTGTTCTTCCTGCACCACCACCACCGGCACCCCACATCTCGATCTCAATGAACAGAGTTCCTGCTGGAATTGTAGCGTCCTGAGATCCAGTTGATGTGATTGTCTCGGTTGACAACAGTTGATACTGTCTCGTCGAAGCCGCTCTAGACGCACCGATCATGAGAAGTTCAACCCACCCACGAATCCGTAAAGATTAACACCGGCGTCGGTTGTCAAGAATGAAATTATGTCTGTACCAGAAGCAGTGAGTGCTGGTGCAACATTACCGGGCCACTTAATCAACTGAGGTGATGCAATCCAAGTTACCGTGTGCGCCCCGCCGTTTGTGATTATAAGAGTGCATGTCCCTGCTTTTCCAGAAGCAGGAGAGTTTGAAAAACTTATGGTACAATCGCCCGTGATGGTTACTGTTTGCACATTTCCAGCCTCAAAATCAACGGAGAAACTGGTGCTTTTCGAACCAATTGCGTTTACAGTTTCCGAATAATCCTTAAGTTGAGGCCTTATAACTTGATTGTCTAAAAAGTTACAAGGCGCATTAGCAGTAATGCCAGCATCAGCAGAAATACCTTTTTTGAACTGAGTTTTCTGATTGTGATAATGCAAAGATGCTGTTGCAACAAACGCATTTGTTGTGTCACTATTTGGTAATAATTGCAATTCACTCGTTGCTACTCTGAACACTCCATTGACTGCATTACCAAATCTGCTACCATTGGGAACTAACACATTTCCATCAGAATAAATATTACCCTTCGCATAAATTATACTTCCACTGGTAATTCCAGCGTCACTAGAAACACCATTAACATGAATTAATGCGGTTGGATCTATACCTAGAGTGTGACCAACACCAGAGACGATTGCTGATAAAGTTATACCAGCACCAGCGGCAAGAGTAGTACCACCACCATCAGAGCCAGCAGGACCAGTAGGACCAGTCGGCCCTGTTACTCCACTTCCACTCTGGGTTAATTTTTCCCAAGCATAACCATTCCAACTCCAGACACGATCATCAATGGAATGGGTTAATCCGTTTGTAGGATTTAGTGGAAAAGTTGTCATTTACATCAAATGGTAGTGTCGGGAGTATACATCAAAGGTCGAACACAGGGCTTACTAATTACTGACGATGCGGTTATTCCTGAAAGATCAGAGATTAATTGACTGAAAACAACAGCGACTGCATTGATATCTGCACCTGTCAACCTACTTACTCCCTGCGATTCTCTGTTATCTTCTACAATTTCTGAAGGATCGTTTGGAAAATCCGAACCGATACTAGCCCACTTAATTGCAAAGTCTTGCCCTCTTGCATTCATGTAACGAACATTCTCACACATTGGACGAATATACTCATTAACGAATTTAATTGCTTCTGGATCTGTGATAGCCATTATACTAAATCTCCTTGTTATATTAAAATAATCTTATTATGTATACTAGAACATGTCCCCGAACTCGGGGGTAGTGTTACCCTCGACAATAGTCTCTGTTAAACTTTGAAGAAAAACTCCAATACGGCCGTTATTAATAGCAAAGGTTTGTGCATCAGCAGTACCGACCATAATACGAGATTCGCCAGAAGAACCGGGATCAAATGTCGTACCAAAAACACCGTATGTCCATCCCTTATCTTCAATGCACCATCCCATTTGCTCAAAGGTCGTTCCTGCAAAAGTTTTATCAGAATAACCAGATGTTGAATTTTGATAAATATTTCCATCAATATGCCACTGAAAGTTTGATCTACTGAGCCTTCTACAAGTCATCGATGATATTGGATAAGATGCTTCACCCCACTGAATATTATAACCCCCACAATTATTATGAACATTACCAAGAAAGGATCTTCCTATAGGCGTTTCGTCACTGCTATTTCTCATATTAGGCCATATAAAATCAGTACCATTATTTTCATAAAAACAATTTGTTGTGTGACTTTTCGAGGCACGATTCATATTGTAAGTTTGATATTGACCGACTCCATTATCAATAAACCTACAGTTATATAATAGACTATTATTATCTAGATAAAGTGCTTCATCTTCAAATCCTCGAAATTCACAGTTGGAATAATCCTGCTGACTAGAATAAACACTACCGCCACTCCGAATTGCCTGAGTATGATTGCTGTTATATCCTCTGTTTATAAAAAGACATTCAGAAAAACTATGATTTGCATTTCCCGTATACGCTGAACGAATAGGGCCGGTGTAATCCTGAATTAAAGGATGACCGTCACTAAAAATACAATGACGAAATATCACTCCACCATTACCAGATGTATAAACATGGAGATGACCAACAAACTCTATGTTATAAAAACACAGTCTTTCCATTTTACCGATCATCGATGCATATTGGTCATTTCTTGTACCTAGAATATATTTTGTCCCGTCTTCCTGTAATGTAGATGGATTAACACCGCGAAAATGTCTCCATCCCATAGTAGTTCCCTCAATACCCTGACTCGCAGCATAAGTACCATCATCGACTGGCGCGGTGAGAGTGGCATTAACATTATCTGCTGTAGTTGCCATAAGAAACACTCTATCTCCGCGAGTTATACCACCCGAAAGATTACCATTAAAAATATCAGCAAAGGAACCTAAAGCTGCGGTGTATGTCGTGCCAGAATTTGCAGCGTCCCCATCCAACGGATCGACCCAATAGTCTGTCATGATACAACCCTTCCTTGTTCTGGTTCTTGTGAGGAACCACCTGATGATTCCCCTGACGCTCCAGTATTAAGAAGAAATCCCAGAGGAGTCGAGGGCGCATTTAAAGTAGCACCAAATAAGTCCTTACTGTTTCTCATGAAAGCAGAAGATGGAATAGATTCTAGAGTAACTCCAAAATTACTGTCGATTGAGAGTGTGAGGCCCGTCACCGAAACATTATCGACAAAATTACCGAGGAAAGCATCGCCGGTAACCCCAAGAAACGAAGCCGGAATATATGCATCATAAACACCTTGTGTTGCATTTTGAATAACATTTCTCTTTGCCTGAGACTTCCCCCAATTGGATCCTTGTGCGGATCCATAATCAAAAAAGTTTGCGTCACCACCAGCAAAAGCATAACCACCAATGTCAACCATTAGATTGTTACAAATAAACCCCCAAAATCTTGCTCTACCATCAAAATCAATTGCATTATTTGTAATATTATAAAATAAATTATTAGTAATTTCAGTAAGACCTTGACCCAAGGGAGTATCATAACCCAACAAAAATCCAGTTCCGCAATTTTTTATAATATTTCCGTAAAACATACCAGTCGCAATATATTGAAACGCAACATCCCACCCATCAAATTTGCAGTTGAGAACCTCATTATGCTGTCCGTATATCGATCCTATTTTCAAACAATTCATACTAGAATCTACCCCAGGCCCGAGAAAAATACAATCACGAAAAGATGCGGATGGGTTGCTCGAACTAAAAAGGTCATTAGAATAATTTGTTTGAGCTTGACTGAAATCAAATTTACAATTTATATAATTTGGACCATTACCACCGCTGGTGAAATAATACATCATTCCATTTCTACCACCAGTACTCGTTGATAACCATTCAACATTATTCCAAATATGAGGACCTCTTTCATTAAAAAATTCTCTCTGGGTGCTGGTTGTATTATGCCAATTAATTACATATCGAGTGGCACTCGGATCTCCGGGTCCAGTACCCAAGACATTTAAATTTTCATCCACACCAATAAAAACGGGAGGTTTATAATAAGGATCTGTGATGTCCACATTGTAAGTGTTATAACCCCAACGAGCAGTGTCTTGGAAACTATAACTGGAATAATCATCTGCATACACAAGATCACCAGTAGATGCAACAAGATAAAAAACATCTCCAGTTCCACCCTTTGTGCTACCATCCCCACCTTCCCACAATACATTAGTTATTGATTTGAAAGGACCTTGAGTACCACTGATGTTTGCTGCGGATGTTGTCCCATCATAAGAGGTACTGCCGTTTAAAGGATCAATATAAAATTCTCTCTGTGGCATGACTAAACCTCGTAAGTAACAAAAACTTGAACAATTTTACCTAAACCTGCACCTGTAACACCGCAAAAGATTAAGTCACCATATGCCATAGTTCCTCCACCCGACGCAGTTCCTCCATACAAACCATTTTCAAGATCAATGGTTCCCACAGTAATACCATCTGCTGCAAGAGAAACACCACTTTCATTGATATAATTTTCTCCTACCTTATACACACTTGCACTTGCAGTTCCTCCACCCGCACCTTCAGGAAGTCTAATTCCAAGTTCGGTTATAGTTGCAGTCCCTTCTACGGGTCTAACTATGTCAGTTTTCTTTGCGGCCGCGACGGTAGTCCCTCTACCATCAAAGAGAAAACCTGCAACATGAGTGACACCACTCGATCCAGTAACAGGAGCAGTTGTCTGATGGGTTCCATCAGGGAAGGTGATACCAGTTCCTATCGACATTCCGTAATCAGCAGAAATACCAGCAGCACCGGCGACATGAAGTTCATCTTCACAGAAAACATCTCGATAAAACGATACGGAACTCGATGCCACTTGCATAGAGTAGTAACCACTACTGGACGATAATTGGAGAGTGCCGCTATTATTATTAATGAAAGCACCATCGCTCCACCCATAACTGAGCCCAGTGGGTATTACGATACCAGCATCACTAGAAATGCCTGCTTCAAAGTGTGCAAGACCTTCTACATTCATATTCGTCTTCATGTCCAACATTGAAGGTGTCATGTTAAGGACATTAGTTCCACTAGCGTTGAACCTGAAAACACCACCAACACTACGGATAGAATCGTTATCGGTCCAACGCAGATATTCACCAGCGTTCATGGTTATACCACCATCACTAGAAACACCAGCGACATGAACTACGGCGGTTGGATCAATACTAAAAGTTCCACCAGCAACATCTAGCGTGAGTCCAGCACCAGCGATGTAACCAGTTCCGCCAGCACCG